GGTAATGCAGGTATGGTAGGTAAAACAGGTACTGCTAAAAAAGCTACTGCTAAAAAAACTACTAAAAAACAAGGTTATAACGATCGTCTTGACGAATCACTAGGAATGAGAAGAGGTAAAGCTTCTACTAAGACACAAAGCATGAAGTCTCGCAGAGATGAAAGCAAAGGTGCTAAGAAAGCTGCTGGTAAAAGAGCATACTCTGGTAACAGATCTAGCGCGCAAGGCAAAAGAGTTACAAGAAAAAGATAATTATGGGATACCAGCAACCGTTTAAATTTAATGACGGGGAATCACCTTTTGCAAGAAGAACTAAAGCTGAAAGACAATCAGCAAGAGCTTCTAGAAAAGCAAATCGAGTTGCAAAACGAGAAGCTAGAAAAGGTGCAGAACCTAGAAGAACGATTGGCCCAGGTAAAAATTTCAATAAAGCAAATCCAACAGGAACTGGTGGAGCTGCCGGCGGTGGTATGACACAGAAAGGTGTTAATGAATATAAACGTAAAAACCCAGGCAGTAAATTAAAAACAGCAGTAACTACACCTCCTTCTAAATTAAAAAAAGGAAGTAAAGCTGCTGGTAGACGTAAATCATTCTGTGCAAGATCACGAGGCTGGACCGGTGAAAGAGGTCGAGCAGCTCGTCGCAGATGGAACTGCTAAAATAATAAAATTAAATTAAATCAAATTAAATGGCACAATTCGGAGGCCCTAAGCTTGTCAAGGCTTTATACTTTGACAGTGAGGCAAAAGAACAATTAGTAAAAGGTATAAATAAGATAGCTGATGCAGTTAGCTCTACATTAGGAGCTAGCGGTAGAACTGTAGTTATAGAAGACGATTTTGGTAACCCATATGTTACTAAAGATGGTGTAACTGTAGCTAATTCTATAATGCTCATGGATCCAGTGGAAAACTTGGGCGCATCGATGATGAAGCAAGCAGCACAACAGACAGCCAATATAGCCGGGGATGGTACCACCACCTCTATAGTGCTAACTCAGGCTATTATTGACTGTTATAACAAATTAAAAGCAAAACAATTTTCATTCAGAGATATTAAGAGCGGAATTAATAAATTTAAAGATAACGTTGTAAAACTACTAGAATCCAAAGCGATTGATGTAGATGATAAAAAACTAGATGACGTATCTATAATTTCAGCCAACAACGATAAGAAGCTTGGTCTGCTTATCTCTGATGCTTTTAAAAAAGCTGGTGAAAATGGTATTGTTACCATGGAAACCTCATCAACAAGCGATACTTATGTAGATGTAGTTGAAGGTACTAGAATAGGTTCTACTACTAAATCACCACATTTTTTTACTAATAAAGAAAAAGAGTTATCAGAGCTTGATAATCCACTTATTTTTATTAGTGCTACAGATATACCTAATGTAAGAAAAATTCAGGACATCTTAGAGCATGCTATTAAGTCAAATCGTAGCATACTACTTATTGCTCCCCTAGAGTCGCAGCCGCTAACGGCATTAGCGATGAATATGGTTAAGGGTAATATTAAGGTCAATGTAATAGATCCACCTAGCTTCGGACTTAAGCGTAAGGACATACTTGAAGATCTAGCATTGCTTGTCGGGGCTAAAGTTTTTGACGAAAGCCTCGGGGACTCGATTGATTCGATAACCCCCGACATGTTAGGAGAAGCTGATAAAGCTATCTCAGATAAAGAAGGTACAGTACTTGTTATTTCAGAAAAATCAACAGAAGTAACAGAGCGTATCAAATATTTAAAAACTGCTCTTGGTAAAGAAGATCATCATGTGCTTACTAAGCATTTAAATGATCGTTTAGCTTTATTATGTGGAGGTGTGTCTATTATATATGTAGGTGCTGACACAGAAGTAGAATTAAAAGAAAAGCAAGACAGAGTAGATGATGCTATCCATGCGGTTAAGGCTGCAAGGAAAGAAGGCATACTACCAGGCGGAGGATCTGCATTAGCATATGCAGCAACTATGGACTGGCAGCATGAGCTTAATCAAGGCGAACTAGCTGGGCTAAATGTACTAAAAGATGCATTAGTGGCACCATATACAAAAATATTAACGAACGCGGGTTTAGATACAAAATCTTATAAACTATCTAAATGGGGTGAAGGTATTGATGTAACTTCTGGTACTAAAAAACAAATGATAAATACAGGTATCATTGATCCGCTTCTTGTAACAAAGAGCGCACTTAATAATGCAATATCTGTAGCAACTACTATTTTATCAACTGATTGTGTAATTTCAAACGTAAGAGAATAATGGAAGCAATTGGTAATTATATAGTAATTGAAGAGATTCATGAAAACATCAAAAAGACTGATGGCGGTTTAGAACTCACAGAGAAGCTTATGGAGGACATTAGGTACCGGAAAGGTGTTATTATCTCTTCTGGTCCAGAGCTTCTTAAAAATGGCCAGAGGATACTCTATGATCGCGTAGCGGGCTTTCCTGCAGAGTTTGATAATAAAATATACAAAGTTGTCTCGTTAAGAGATGTTGTAGCAATATTATAATGGAAAGATCTGATTTCGCACAACGTGGGGAATTAAAGGTTGATTTCCTAAAATATTATAGACTAGTATCTAGATGGGCTACAAAAAACAATGATTTAAATGTAGCTGATCTAGAGCTATTGTTTTATTTAGATCCAATTGTTTATTTTACTATAGAAGACTTTAAAACAGGTACATTATTTTATACTTGGGATAAAGATAGATTTTATAGGTTACAAAAAAACGGTTGGATAAATAAAATGCACGTAGGAAGAGGTATAAGAGGTGATCACAATAAATATAAAGTAAGCCAAAAAGGTAAATTACTTATAACGAAAATATATCGTATTTTAATTGGCGAAGAAGACTTGCCTTATTCAGCACGTAGAAATAAAATAATGAAACGTGAAACGTATATAGATAAAGTATACAGCCAAGCTATAAAAGAATTTAACAAACAAAAAAAATAAAAATGGCAAAAGTAACAATGACTACTACAGTCAACACACAAACAGGTACACCTATAAATACATTTGCAATAGGTAATACAGACACTATAAAAGCTGTAGTACTAAGAACTAAGATGTGTGCAGGTGCGTATATGTATACTCAAGAAAATTTATCGCTTACAATAGCCGATGGATCTCAAACAACTGCTACTATTCCTGGAAGTGACCCAACACCTATAGCCGGAAGAGGTGCAACTATGACTGTTGAATCTTCTGATACATCAGCTGCTACTCTTATAGAAGGTATAGACTTTACAATAAGTGCTAAAACTATAACATTTACAACAGCTTATACAGGTAATAACAAAGTAACAACAATAACTTATGATTACTATGATACTGATGCTGCTAATTTAGTATATGATGTACCAGTTTATCCATCTAACACTAAAGGAACAATAACAATTGATGGTTTAAAATTAGTTGTTTGGAATGAAGGTATATTAGCACAAGAGGTTAAATCTTGGGCAACCTCAGGAACAGCTAATGGAGTAGTTCAAGCTTTAATAACAGACGCGTAATAAAAAACAAAATGAAAAAAGGATTAAAAATTACACCAGAAAATGTATTTACGAAGCCTCTAAAAGTAGAGCAAGCTCCGATTACAAACCCAAATCAATCAATGCCTATTACTCAGAAAGTTAAAATGAGTAGCGGTGGAACTAAATTAAAAGGATAAGATGGCTAAAATCAGTACATATACAATAGACTCTACTATAGAAGGTGACGACAAGTTACTTGGTACTGATTCTGCATCAACCTCAGCACTTGCTACAAGAAACTATACAATTGACAGCTTAAAGGCTTATATTCAAACTGGATCTCCTGCTAATATTACAGACACAATACCTTTAGGTTTTGCACTTACTGTAAATAGAGAAGGTACAGAATATGAAAGAGCTTTAGTGAGAACCCTTGCGGGATCTACTCTTACTAATGTTGTTCTTAAAAGTGCTACAGTTAATACAGGTTCAGATATATATTTAAATACACTTGGCTCCGGTCAAGTTTTTTTAATTATAAGGGATTACAACAATGGCCAGTTTGCTGTTGATTATGACTTAGCAGATTTTGCAGCTAACTCAGCAACATGGTCAGGAACAATAGGCGGTGTTGCACATACAGGTACAGTTACTACGTTTAATGCACCTAATTTTTCAAATGCTAGTCCAGCAGCTAATGATACTCAATATGTAGGCTCTGGTTCAACTAAATATACAGACTGGGCATTTAATGTAACATTAGACGCAGGTCAAACATATACAGGCGGTCAAGTAGCATTTACAGAATTTACTTTTTTAACAGGTGCTACACAAATTGAAACTCAAGCTGTAGGTACACTTAAAGTAACGCGTAACATTGAAGTGCCAGATGGTGATGTAACAATAGGTACGGTAACACCTACAACAGATCCACATAACCTTACAGTGTATGGTGATATAAAACTACCTACATCTGAAAGTCGTATAAAGTTTGGTGGTGATACTAACAATGTGCTAATGAGCACAGATGGTAATGATCTTACTATTTCAGGAACTGGAACTGGATCTAACCTTGTTGCTAACAGCACTAGATTTACACAAGATATTATAAAAGATACTAATAATATTTCTACTGATGGTAGAACTATTATGGGTCAAAATACATTTACAGCTATTAACACTGATGGCACTAGAGGTGTGCTTTCTAATCAAGGAGTTGAATTACAAAACTCTTCAGGTGTAGCTTTATCTGAACAACAAGTATCAGGTAACGCACCTCAAGGTAGTTTAACAAATCAAGGTTTTCTTACGTCTATAAAAGTAGATAATAACTGGTTTTCACTGCCAACATTATCTGCAGGTGTAGCAGAAGCTTTACCAGGACTTAGTGAAACTTTAGCTGGTCCACCTACAAACATAACTACAGGCCGTTTATTTTACGGTACACAAAATGCTGCAGGAGCTCTTTTCCAAGCAGTAACATCACCAACATCTTTAACCACAGGCGAGTCTATTGCTCAGAATGCTACATCATTTATTTTATCAAGTGGTAATAGAACTGACTTTGCATCTATATTTGCAGCTGTACCTACAGGACAAAATTTATATTTTGTTGATAGTACATATACAACTGCTTTTCCATCTGCTGGTGGTCAAATATTAGATCAATCTGTAAATATATATTTAGTTGTAGCTTATAACACTACAACATATGTAGCTACATTTGGTAGACAAGGATTTGGTACTATAAATATATCAACAAGTACTTTTAATATTGATTCAGAAACTGTTAAATTAAACAGTATACCACAAGCTGCTAAAGCAAATTATTTATATTACGATACAGCTACTAAAGCTATATCTCATAATCCTCTTAGTGTACTTGGATCAGCTAATGGTGCTACATATGACTTTGGTGGTAATACTGATGTACCTGTTGTATCAATAGATTTTGATAACTTAGTTATATCAGCACCTGCTAATGGTGTTGTAACTTTAAAACAAGGACATACTTACGGAGGCGCTTTAACAGCAGATACAACTGCTGTAAATTATAATCATTATATATTAAGCAATATAACAGCTGATAAAACTTTAACTCTTCCTGCAGGAACTGTAGGCGACAGCATAAAGTTAACTAATATGTCTTCTTTAGATGCTTCTGGCGCGTATGTACAACCATCATACATTTGGTCTATAGCAACTAATGGTTCAGATAAAATAATGCGAGCTAATAGTTTAACTCTTGATGCTTCTACAGAATCTTTTGAACTATTATATACAGATGCTGCTAACGGATGGGTAATAAATTAACAACATGGGACTAACAATAGATTTACCAAGCGCTGGACTCCTAGGGATATCAGGCGCACAAGCATTTGAAATAACAGCTAATACCACAATGGGTATTAACAGAATATATGTTTGTAAACAAGCACCAGACTTTACAATAACACTTCCAACAACAATAACTGCTGATGGAGGTGAAGTACTTGTAAAAAAAGTAGGTTCACAAACTGTAACAGTAACCGCGGCGCTTATCGAGGGTACTAATCAATCACTAACAATAACTAACAACCAAGCAGTAAGATTTGTATATATCAATGCTACCTTTGGTTGGTTAATAACTTAAGCTATGCCAGACGTTAAAACATTTTATCCAGGCGCAACAGCAGGAAATCCAATAAACAATGCTACTGACGCTGTAAATTCAACAACAGCAACAGTAGGTGATTCTATAGATGATCAAAATCAAACTCCAAACGCTCTTGTTTGGACAGGTACAGCTGCTGAGTATGCAGCTCTAGGTGCTAAAGATGCTAATACACTTTATTTCGTAATATAATGCCAATATACAAAGGAAGTAATGAAGTTACCAGTGGTAACCTTAGAAAAGGTTCAACAAACATTGAGAATGGTTACAAAGAAACAAGTCCGTTTTATACTAATACAAATGGTATAACAATAAACTTTGTTGATGCTATTTCTGGTGCTACAATGGATACAACTCAGTTTTCTTCTGTAGGTGTACCAGGCGCTTCTTTTTCTTCTTTCAGTAGAACTATTACAGTAGACTCAGGTAGAATATTTTCTACAAATCCTACTGTTTCCGAATCTGGAGATAGTGGTAATAATGTTACTACATCTATAAGTAGTCAAACATCTACTTCAGCGGTATTAAACGTAAGCGGTACATATCCAACAAGTGGTGCCACAGTTACATTAACTATAAATGGTGCAACACAAGTACAATTACCAAACCTTGTTGTTACTCAAAATGGAAATTATCCATTAACAACAACTGGAGACAGTGCAGCTTTAGGAACATACAACTGGTCTGTGAGTAATAGTTCTGGTTGTGTTGGTGGAACTTCAGGTTCAGGTACAGCTAGTGGTAGCGGTAGTGATAGTAGTGATACTTATTATAGTTATAGTAGACCTAATTTAGCAGGTGGACCTTATGGCAATGGATGTGGCGTAACGTGTAGTAGTTCTTTTAGTTCTAGTAAATCTGGATATAATTCGGGAAGTACTACTTTTACTCAAACAGGATCATATCCTCAAGCAATGTATTCATGTAACGTTACTGCTTCAGGTTTTAGGACAGAGACTATTAACCAGGTTGTTACTTCATCTTCATGTGTAGATAATACTCCTGCATACTATGGAAGTTCTTTGACGCCAAGTGGCGCATGTGTTATAACAGATACTGTTAGTTTTGGGCAGGGTAGTTCTGTTTGTGTTAATGGTTTTACTTGCAGTGGAACAGTCTCTGCAACTTGTCCAGCTGGAACCATACCTAAAAACGGATCTTCTACAGTATCAGGTAATACATGCGCAAGTAGAAGTTATACATCAAAAAACGTAACTGGCAGCTTTTCATCTAGTAAAGGATTGTCAGGATCAACCTATTTTTATATAAATACAACCGGCTCTATAACTATAACATTAAACAACGATCCTAATTCAATAGTTAGTGCATATGTCATTACAACTTGTAGTAATGGTAGAGGAGGTAGTAAGACGGACTCGGAATATATGGGTGGTGGTAATGGACAAGGAACAAACCCTATAAATATAAGTGATAATCAAAATTTTAGTTCAAGTGGATGGGGTACAACACCAGGTTTACAAGCAGGAGATAATATATCTTGTAATGTAAATTATGAAGCAAGAGCTTCTAATTATAGTACAAAAAATTTAGGAAGCAGTGGAGTGTCGTTTACCCTTTAATAATAAATTAAATTAAATTAAATTAAATGGAAATAAAAATTTTTACAAAAGACGATTGCAATTTTTGTGATCAATTAGATATACCTAAAAAAATAGAAACAACTGTATTTAATATAGATAGCAAGAAATACAGAGGATTTATACCAGAACAAGTGCCTACTTTACAATATGATGGCTTAAGTTTTCAAGGTCCAGAGGTTATAAATAAAGTTTTAAACTTAGTAAGAAATGCACAAGATGATTACTATAAAAAGTAAAGGCTTTGGCGATACTGTAGAAAAGTTTACATCAGCCACAGGAATAAAGACAGTTGTAAAAGCTGTCTTTGGTGATAATTGCGGATGCAATGAACGTAAAGAATGGCTAAACAAAAAAATACCATATAAAAATTAAAAAATGGCAAATTTAACAAACATAATAGGTGGTCAACCATACTACGATGCTACTAATGCAAACTCAGAATCTTTATTAAATTTCTGGAAAGGTACACAAACTCAATATGATGCTATAGGTACTAAAGACCCTCAAACATTATACTTAATTACAGCATAAATGCCTATAAACTTATTCAATAATCCTTTAGCCTCAATTAAATTGGGAGCCAATGATATTTTAAAAGGATATATTGGTAACAGTCAGATATTTCCTAATGATGCGGAAATAACGGCAGCAGCATTTACTAATGCTAATATAGCTAATACAGGAGGCAATACTCCTTATGTTGTATCTGGTGAGATAGGTGCTTCGTTTACTTTAACAGGTAGTACAGGAGCTACAGCGCCTTCAGGAACACAAGTTATATCAACTAGTCCTACGACATATCAAATAGCTATAGCTGATCAATCTACAACATGTGGAGCTTTAGCAAGAAACTCTCAAGTTTTAATAACACCTCAAGGTAATACTACTTTAGCTAGCGGTTTAAGTAATACAGACACTATAACACAAGCTGCTGGACCTGCGTTAACTAATAACACAGGTATAGCAATGACAGCTAGTATAACAGGTGTTGGACCAACGGTTACAGTTGGTGGTGTATTAAAATGGACTGCTGGAGCATACTTTGATGTTACATTAAACTATACAGGGTATGGTAGTCAAGGCCAAACAGCTTTAGATTACATACAATTTACATGTGAAGATGATAGTGGTAATCATAATGTACTGACACCTAGTAATACAACAAGTCCTTATTATTATGTAACAGGTTCTGGTTTTTCAAGTAATGGTATTTTAAGATATGGAGGCGTTAATGGAGCTGCAGGCGGTAACCCTGCAACACAAACTTATAAGTTTAGATTAACTTTAAACGCTGGTCAAACAACTAGATATGTTTTAGTTAATATGGCTTATGGAAATGCTACGTGTATAAATACTACACCAGCACCACCATCTGCTTTACAAAAATTCCCTTGATAAAATAATATGGCAAGAATAAAATTATATCCCAATGATACCACCATTGAAGGTGGTGATAAATTAGTTGGGACTGATATAAACGGTAATGCTACAAAAAACTACCAGATAGAAGAACTTGCTCAATATTTTGAACAAACAGGTAATGCACTTTTTCAATATAACTTTGCTGGTACATATACTAGCGAGACTATTGATACTGGTGAATATAGATATCAAGTTGATCCTTCAGCACCAACTGTTTATGGTTGGGCTAATATAACTGGTATTGCTATAAGTAGATATAATAGAAATGGTGAGGATGTAACTCCTATGATACCTTTTTTAGTTAATCAGCTTATTAAAATTACTGATATAGGTACATCTGAAAGCTTAGGGTATGGTCTTTTTAAAGTTAAAAGTTCTACAACACTAAGTAATGGTGCTGCATACTTATTAACATTTACATTTAAAGGCGGCTTCTAGCACTGTTGGTAACAGTGTTATATCAATACAGCCCTTTTGGTGGTCAAGACTATGAATATGATGAGCATTTTCCAGTAGCAGCATCAACATGGGTAATAGAACATAATTTAGGTAGATTTCCAAGTGTAACTACAGTAGATTCAGCTGGTAGTGAAATTACTGGCGCTGTAACTTACGATAATGAAAACAAAATAACAGTAGTATTCAATTCCGCAACAAGTGGTAATGCATATTTAAACTAAACAAAATGGCAATAAATTTTTTAAACAATCTTGATCTAAACAAGAATCAGCTACAAAATGCTGTAATACAGGTTTTAGGCACAGCGCCTTCAAACCCTGTATCTGGCCAGATATATTATGACTCTTCAGATAATAATATATATTACTATAATGGTACTGCGTGGACATCATTCTCTGGTGATATTACTGAGATTACAACAAGTACAGCAAATCAGTTAACTGTAACAAATGGCGCTGGCCCTATAGTACAATTAGCTATAGTAACAGCTACAGTTGCAAACAACAGTACAGCACTTGCTACAGGTGATCAAATATATGACTTTGTAATAGGTACACCTATAAGTTCACTATCAGCTGCAACTGCTAATGTAGACATGGGTAGTAATAAAATTATTAATGTTACTGATCCTTCAGCAGCACAAGATGCCGCAACAAAAGCATATGTAGATAATGCTGTAGTAGGCGGTTTAACATATAAAGGTGGTTATGATGCTACAACAAACTCACCTGACCTAGATTCATCTACAAGTGCAGCTACATACACTATTACAGTTTCAAATGCTTCTGGCGCTAATAAATACTATGTAGATGGTATACAACAACAAACATTAACATTAATACCTGGAACTACATATACTATAAATCAAGATGATGCTAGTAACGCATCACATCCTTTAATACTAAGTACATCAGCTGTTGCAGCTGGCAACTATAGCACAGGTGTTACGTATGAATTAGATGGATCTACAGTAACTTACACAAACTATATAAGTGGTTTTGCTGCAGCAACCCAAAGAAGACTTAGCATAACATTACAATCAGGTCATCCTAGCTTAAACTATATATGTTACTACCATCAAAATATGGGTAATAATGTAAGTGCTGGTAATATAGCAATAGCTGTTGGAGATACTTATACTGTAACTGCAGATGGTTTATTCTTTACTGAACAAGTAAGAGTAGGAGACTTTTTAATAGCAGAAACAGCTACAGCTGCGGGTGCGGGTAGTGCGCTAGCAAATTGGACTGTAGTACAAAGTAATATAGATGTAGCAACAGCAGCGGCAACATCAGGAGCAGCTGTAAAAGGTATATCAGGTTATGATTCTGCAGATTTTACAGTTGATACAGCTGGTTGGGTGCAACTTGCAAATAAAACATTTACAGCATCTATTGGTAATGGCTCAGCTACTTCATATACGGTTACACACAATTTAAATAGTTTTGATGTTATAGTACAACTTTATGATTTATCAACATATGATACAGTATATGCTGATGTTGTAAGAACTAGTGCTAATGTTGTTACAGTAAGCTTTACAACAGCACCAACTACAAATGATATAAGAGTACTTATTCAAGAAATATAATTTATGGCTTCAAAGTTTAAAAGTTCAGTAGAAATTGATGGTTATCTATCAGTATCAAGCGGGAACTGGATACAAGTACCAGATGGTACTACTGCCCAGCGCCCAGGCTCGCCTACAGTTGGTATGTTTAGATACAACACTACTACAGCTGAATTTGAAGGTTACTTTGGCTCAACTCCAGCTTGGGGTGCAATAGGTGGTGGTGGTGGAACTGTAACTGAGGCATTTAAAACATTTGCAGTATCAGGACAATCAAGCATTGTAGCTGATGGCCCTACAGACACTTTAACTGTAGCTGCTGGTAATAACATTAGTTTAACTACAGACGCCGCAACAGATACCCTTACAATTGCTTCTACAGGAGGAGGAGGTGGAACTGTAACAATAGAAAGAAATAATTATACTGGCGATGGTTCAACAGTTGCGTATGGTGTTTCTTCTACAATATTATCTGAAAATAATATACAGATATATTTAGACGGTGTTTATCAAGATAAAGATGGTTTTAGTACCTCTGGTAGTACAGTAACATTTAGTGTGGCACCACCAACAGGAACTGCTATTGAAATAATGCATTATGTTGCAGTTGATGGTGTTATTGAAGTTGATGAATTTGTTGGTGACGGTACACAAACTGATTTTTCTACATCACTATCCATCATAAATGAAAATGCTACATCAGTATTTGTAAGTGGTGTTTATCAGTCTAAGTTAACATATCAAACTACAGGTAATGTAGTATCATTTACAACAGCACCACCAAATGGCGCTAATATAGAAATAGTCCATGTAAAAGCTTTAGCTTTAAGTGGATTTAATAAGAATAACTTTACAGGTACAGGTTCTCAAACAGCATTTACTTTAAATACAACTGTTAACGAAGAGAATATGACCTTTGTGTTTTTAGAAGGTATATACCAAGATAAAAGCACGTATAGCATATCTGGATCAACACTTACTTTTGCAACAGCACCTCAAAGCGGTTATAATATAGAAGTGATGGTACTAGGTGCTATATCAGCATCGACTAATGCTTTATATACAGATACTTTTACAGGGGATGGATCAACAACTGATTATGCTCTTGGTATAACACCAGTAGATTTAAATGCTATTGAAGTATATTTAAATGGTTTATATCAAAACGTAAGCACTTTAACATTAACAGGTAATACAGTTACATTTGCTACAGCACCACCTAGTGGTGTTGTAATAGAGATTAGATCTGTGGGGTTTTTAAACTCAGGTGGTACATTAGCCCCTGCAACTTTAACAGGTGGCGTAGGTATTAATGTAACTACAAATTCTCCTAATAACTTCACAATAGCTAATACTTTAGGTGGTGGTGTTGATTGGGATACAAATATTAAAACAGCAACATTTTCAGCTAACCCAGGTCGTGGTTATATAGTTAATACAACAGCTGGTGAAGTTACAATAAATTTACCAGCAGGTGTTCCAGGTAATATTGTTGCAGTGCAAGATTATGCAGGTACATTTGATACTAATAAACTAATTATAAGTTCAAATGGATCTGAAGCGATACAAGGTTCAACTACTATAGACGGTGAATGTACTACTGAAAATGCCACAGTATATTTATTATACCAAGATTCAACTCAAGGATGGACATCACAAGACGTTAGTTTAATTCCACAAACAATAAATGTTAGTTATTTAGTTATTGCAGGAGGTGGAGGCGGCGGAGGAATATATGGAGGCGGCGGTGGCGCTGGAGGATTAAGAAGTTCTGTAGATTCTTCTGGTGGCGGACAAGCGGCTGAAACAGAATTAACTTTAAATCCTGCAACAAATTATAATGTTACTATAGGAGCAGGTGGTGCGGGTGTTGTAAATTACACTACAGCAAATCCAGGGACTAATTCAATTTTTTCTACTATTACAGCTACAGGCGGTGGTGGTGGAGCACATTATACTGGCAATTCTGGAACTGGTAATACGGGTGGTTCTGGTAGCGGAGGCTCAATAGGGAATAATGTTGGCGGAGCTACTTTAGGAGGTGCTGCAGTTACAAGTCCAGTAATACAAGGTTATGCTGGAGGAGGTGGATATCACGGAAACAGCGCTGCTTATACTTGTGGCGGTGGTGGCGGTGCGGGAGCTGTAGGACAAACACCAACTCAAGGAAGCTTTACTGGCGGCAACGGAGGAGTAGGTTTGGCTGTTTCTATTACAGGAGGATCAGTAACTTATGCCGGTGGTGGCGGTGGAATGGGACAAACTACAGGGGGCACCGGAGGTTCGGGGATTGGAGGAAATGGTGGTACAGGAGCAAGTCCAGCCGGAAGTTCAGGTAATCCAAACACAGGAAGCGGCGGTGGCGGTTCAGAATCTGGTCTTACTTCGGGTTCAGGCGGTTCAGGTGTTGTTATACTTCGTTATCCAAGTAGTTATACAATATCAGGATTATCAGGTACAACAACCACTGTAGGATCTGACAAAGTCACAACCTTTACATCAGGAACAGGAAACATACAATTTAACTAATGGCATTAACAAAATTAACAAAGAACTTAATAGACGGAACTTTTGGTACCGAATGGGTATCAACCATCCAGACAAGTAATTTTACAGCTGAAGCTGCAAAAGGTTATTTTGTTAATACTACAGCTGGTACTATAACAATTAATTTACCTGCAGGTGTTGTAGGTACTGAAATAGTAATACAAGACTATGCTGGTACTTTTGCAACTAATAAGGTTTTGTTAAATCCTAATGGTTCTGAAAAAATTCAAGGAAATTCATCTTTACAAGGCCAAATAACAACTAACAATGCTACTGCAACATTAGTATACCAAGATGCTACTAAAGGATGGACATCACAAGATGTAACTTTAGATACAATAGATATTTCTTGGGGAACACCAACAGGTCAAGGTTTAACATATACTGTACCTTCTCCTCAAAGTTCAAGCGGATATACTGGTAACGCTTTTCCTACAACAACATTTACAGCTACAATATCAGGAACTACAATAAGCGGAACAGCTAATTTTGCTGGACTACCTTCTGGTATAACAGCAACTCAATCTTTAAACAATTCTAATCCAGGAAATGTGCTTACTGTAACACTTGGTGGAGTTTATCCATCTGCAGATTCATTAAACACTATAATAACTTTATCAGGATTAACATTGATAACGCCATTAGCAATTGAATATTTAGTTGTTGGTGGAGGAGGTGGCGGTGGTCATGTAGGAGGCGGCGGTGCTGGCGGTTATAGAACAAATTACGGAGGAACTAAATTAACTCTTGCTGTAGCAACAAATTATGGTATTACTGTTGGCGCTGGCGGAAATGGGTCTACATCAACTGTAAGTCCTGCAAATGCTACATCAGGAAGTATTAGTGTGTTTTCAAATATAACATCAGCTGGTGGTGGTTATGGAGGTGCTAATACAGCCGCTCATACTAATGGAATAGCTGCAGACGGTGGTTCTGGTGGTGGTGGCGGATGGGACGGCGGAGCGGTAGCAGACGCAGGAGGTGATGGTAATACTCCTTCTACAAGTCCTTCACAAGGGAATAATGGTGGTTCTGGAGGTTATGCACATCCTTATTACGCTGGAGGAGGCGGTGGTGGTGCTAATACTGTAGGTCAAGATAAGCAAGTATCAGGTGGTGCTACAGGTGGTGCAGGTGGTGATGGATTACAAAATAATATAACAGGAAGCTCTGTCATTTATGCAGGTGGTGGTGGTGGACAAGCAATGCAATGGACAAGTGGTCCTTCTGGCCGCACAGGTGGTGCAGGTGGTGCAGGTGGTGGTGGACAAGGCGGTGGTTCTACAACTCCTACAAATGGAGGGATTAATTTAGGTGGTGGTGGTGGATCTCCAGGTTATTTAACAACAGGTATAGGAGCAGGCGGTTCTGGTATAGTTATACTTCGTTATCCATCTGGATACACTATATCTGGACTCTCTGGAACAACAACTACAGTAGGTTCTGATAGTGTAACAACCTTTACAAATGTAGGAACAGGAAATATACAATTTAACTAACAATATGGCACATTACGCATTTTTAGATATGGCTAACGTAGTAACCGAAGTAATAGTAGGTAGAGACGAAGGCGATACAAATACAAACTGGGAATTAGAATACCAAGATGTAAGAAAACAAGTTTGTAAAAGAACTTCTTATAATACACATGGTGGTGTACACTCAGGTGATGGTACTCCATATAGAAAAAATTATGCAGGTATAGGATATACTTATGACTATGCTCGCGACGCATTTATTCCACCTAAACCATATGCTAGCTGGACGCTAGATGAAACATCATGTTTATGGCAAGCACCAGTTGAGTATCCAGACGATGGAGAAAGATATGTTTGGAATGAAGAAAATCAAGAGTGGGATTTAATAACAGAATAAATGGCTCAAACTAAACCTAAGGCAGCACAATTTTATGGCGTATCAGATAATGGTACAGATGGTCAGTTTTTAAAGACTGATGGTACAGGTGGTATGTCTTGGGATAGCCCAATAACCAACCCTACACTAACATCTATTGATTATCCAGGTACAGCAACAGCAGCAGATCCTGCGGGTGGTGAAAGTGTTATTATTAATGGTACATTATTTGCTTCAGGAATAACTTGTACTGTGGGTGGTACATCAGCAGTTACAGCTTTTAATTCTGCTAATCAAATTACAATTACTACACCAGCAAAAGCAGCTGGTCAATATACTATTGCTGTAACAAACCTAAATGGAGGTACTGCTTCACAAGCAAATTTTATACAATATAGCGGCGTACCCGTGTGGTCAACAGCTTCAGGTAGTTTAGGTAGTGTTCAAGAAGGAGCTTCTGCTTCTTTTCAAGTAACAGCTACTGAAGGCAGTGATACAATAGAATATGCAGTAACTACAGGTACTTTACCAACAGGTTTATCACTTAATACAAATACAGGAGCTATAACAGGTACAGCACCTTCTGTGTCAGCAGATACAACAACAACATTTAGTATTACAGCTACAGATGATGAAAATCAAACTAGCTCTGAAAGATCTTTTAGTATAACTGTAACTAATGATAATCCTAGTAATCACTTTAATACTGTTTTATATACAGGTAATAATACTACAAACATAATAAATACAGTAGGTTTTGAGCCTGGATTAGTATGGGTAAAAACTAGGGATGATAACAAAAATCATGTTTTAGTAGATACTGTAAGGGGAATTAGCAGTGTGTTAGAGGCTGACACAACAGCTGCTGCTGTTACAGGATATACAGATTTTACAAGTTTTGATCCAAACGGGTTTACTTTAGCAGCAACTAGTGCTGTTTATATGAATCCGGCTGGGATAAATATGGTTTCATGGAACTGGAAAGCTGGTGGTACACCTACAGCAACTAATTCAGAAGCGGCAGGGGGCGTACCAACTAGTGGAAGTGTAATGATAAACGGAGTAGCTTCTACAGCAGCCTTAGCAGGTAATGTAGTAGCTAAAAAAATGTCAGTTAATACTTCTTTAGACTTTTCGATAGTAGATTTTACTAGTGTTGCGGGCTCAACTAATCAAGTACCACACGGACTTAGCGGTACTCCTGATTTATTTATATTTAAAAGAACTGATGCTGCTCAAGATTGGTATGTATATACAGAAGTAATAGATGGAAGTTTAGATTATTTAGTTCTTAACTCTAATGCCGCAAAATCAGACTCAAGTGAAACAGCACCTACAGCTACTACGGTTTATCAACCAACAAGTACAGGTTCTAGAGATTATATACTTTATTCTTTTAAATCAAAACCAGGTTTTAGCAAAGTAGGTTCTTACACTGGAAATGGTACAAGTCAAAACATATCTACTGGGTTTAAAGTTGGTTTTGTTCTTATAAAATCCGCAACATCTACACAAAATTGGATGGTGTATGATTCAACGAGAGGGTGGTAATAAATATTTAATAGCTGATTCATCAAGTGCAGAAGGAACGTCTGGATCAAACTTAGTTAATTTTTATACAAACGGTTTTGGTGTTTTAAGTAGTAATAGTGAAAATCAAAGTGGTCAAACTTTTATTTATCTAGCTTTTGCAGCTGATCCTTCTACAACAACACCTAGCTTAGCTAATAGTTTTGATATACAACACTTTATGCTGGATCATGCTAGGACTCCATTCAATCTATAACTGGCACTAGGATTTGAACCTGACTTTATTCTGGGGTAAAAGCAAGAAACGCATACATGGTCAAATGGTCGTTTTAGCTCTGTAATGCCTTCATGGTGTTAACGGCGGTAGTTAACAATAGTTTATTACCTTACGCAACTAGTGCGGATGTTGATCCTAGATCTCTGCGGAACTTCAACTTGGACCTTATAATGGTTGGACTTCTAAATGGCGGTACAGTTGGACCGGTAGTTCTGCTCACTGTTTTTGGCGCAGGTGCTTATAATCATGTTGCATCGTGGTACTGGAAAGCAGGGGGATTAGCTTCTATAAACACAGACGGATCTATTACAAGCGTAGTTTCAGCAAATCAAGCGGCTGGATTTAGTGTTGTGAAGGTATGACAGGCACGTGGCAGTAATGCAATCTATTGGACACGGTCTTGGCTGCTGCCCCTCAATTAGTTATTCAATAGAGCTTAAAGTGTATCAGGGCGGCAGGCTATTGGTTGGTCTTTATATGCTGCACCTATCAGGAATGGGTACAGGTAAATATTTAACTTTAAGATTAGTACTGCAAACAGTTGCAGATGTTTACTGCTAGTTTCTTTGTTCGTGCAGTTGGTAGCAGTACAATAACAAGTTATTATACAAGTAGTTCTCAAAATCATATAGCATATTTTTTCACATCAATAGCAGGTTATAGTAAAGTGGGCTCTTATACTTGGACAGGAACTTCTTATACAGCAGGAACTTTAGTAACAGGACTTGGATTTACTCCTAGTTTTGTTATGATTAAAGGTACGGATGTCACTTCAAATTGGATGATATATGATAATCAAAGAGTTTCAGGTACACAAAGTTACAGACTTGCTGCAAACTTAGCAGCCGCAGAAGACACGTCAGGTTATCAAGGAATAATATTGGATAGTAATGGCTTTAGTGCAGGTACAGGTGCAGATGGTAACGTAACAGGAAGTGATGGTTTAAATAAAAATGGTAGTACTTACATCTATTTAGCAATAGCATTAGCAATAAAAGAAAATTAATAAAAAATGGCTTTAACAAAAGTAACAAGTAACGTATTAAATGACGACGCAGTCACAACATCAAAAATAGTTAATGCTAATGTAACTTCTAGTAAATTAGCTGCAGCTAGTGTTACTAGTACTAAAGTAGGTACTGAATTTACAACAGCTACTGCTTTAACACCAGCAGCTACAATTGATGTAAGCTATACAGCAGCTCAGGTATTTACATTAACACCTAATGCTAATACTACACTTAATATAACTAATCCTGTATTCGGTGTAACTAAAGCTATAGTTGTAACCGGTGCAGGTGGTTCATATACATTAGGTTTTACAGTAGGCGGATCAGCAGGTACATTTAATAAAATATCTGGTGACTATAGTGATACTGCAGCTGCTAAAAATTTTATACAAATCACATGTGTAGGTGCCACTGAGTTTTGGTATACTATATCTCAAATAGCTTAAAGTATGTTTGGACAAAGTCTGTTATCAGCTTTTGGAATTGCGTGTACAACGGACACAGACCAGTTATTTACAACTAATCTAACAGATACATGCACAGCTACATATCAATTAAATAGTGGATGGTAGTTCTATCCCAAGTAATACATATCCTTTAACTACAAATGGAATAACATTTGCAAGTGGTAAATTTGGAAATGCAGCAGGATTTTCTTCAGGTAATGCATCTACGGGTGATTATATGAAAGTTTCAAATTCTATTTATGGCTCATCAACTACAGTTTTTTCTTGGTCTTTATGGATAAAATGTGACAATACAACAGGCACAGGTATTAACATAATGGGTAATGGAGCATTAGCAGGAGGTCAAACGGGGTATACTGTTTATTTATATAACGGTAGATTAGCATTAAGTACATTGCAAAGCAGTGATCAATATTTTCCAAATCCTGAAAGCAATGGTACTTTGATAAATGATAATCAATGGCATAATATTGTGCTTACTTATAATAATGGTTCTTTTGTTTTATATTTAGATGGCTCACCTAATCAAACAGGAACTTCAAGTAATTATATAAATAATGCAACACCTGCAAGTGATACATACATAGGTAATTCATTTCAAAGAGGTATTTCTGACGGTATAGTAAATGGACAAATAGACCAGGTTAGGGTGTTTGGTGGAACAATATTAAATCAAGATGCAGTAACTGCATTATACAACGAAACAACTACAACAGCTACTTATCCTTATATTACTACTGAAGTTGCTAATCCTAATAGCATTGCATACTACAAAATGTCAGATGCTACAGATCAGCTTGGTAATTACAATGGTACAGCCACTAATGTAAACTTTAATACTGAAGGTAAGTTTGGATTTGCTGGAGCGTTTAATGGTAGCAGCAGCAGAATAATTTTAGGTACTTCACAAGATTTTTCTGTAACAAAAACAGGTGAAATAAGTTTTAGTTTATGGATAAAAACAACAACCTCAGGTACTGGTTATGTTTTTTCCAAAGGTAATGATGCTACTGTAGAATATGAATATTTTTTAGAATTATTACAACCAAGTGGCAAATTAAATTGGAGAGCTGTTAATAATAGTGATCTTGTTGCTGCACAAGTTAACTACACCCTCAAGTACTTTTACAGCAGGTACTTGGTATCACGTAGTTGTAACAAAAAGTTCTACATCAGGAAGAAAATTTTATGTAAATGGATCTGTAGTAGCAACTGATTCGGGAAATAGTAATTCAGGAAGTAGTTCGGGTGGTAGAAATTTACTTGGAGCATATTCATCAAGTGGAAATCCTACCTCTACAGCATTTGAATTTGATGGTAAATTAGACCAAATAAGAATATACGACTCAGCTATATCAGCAGCTGATGTAACTACACTTTACAGAGAAGTTGAATGTGAGCCAGCGGCTATAAATGCTTTAAATCAATTTAATACTGTTTTATATACAGGAGATGGTAGTAATGGTCATTCAATTAATACAGTAGGATTTAAACCTGATTTTACTTGGATAAAAACAAGAACCGATATAGGAGGTTCAAATCATTTTCTTTTTGATAGCATTAGAGGTGCAACAAATAGAATTTTTTCAAATCGAAATCTTGCAGAAGCAGCAGATCTTGATTCTTTAGTATCATTTGATACAGATGGAATAACTGTTACTGATGATGCCGCAGGTAATTATGCAGTAAACGGTAATAATGAAACATACGTAGCTTGGAACTGGAAAGCACCTTTAGCTAATTTATCAACTAGCTTTAACGGGAGTAATAGTACAATAACAATAGCTAATAATGCAGTGTTTAATTTTACAACTCCTACAAGTTTAAGCGTATGGGTTAATAGAAATACAACAAGTAGGGATTTTATCATAGATAAAGGTAATGGTTCAAGTGGAAGCTATGGTTGGCAGTTTGAATATTATAACTCAGAATATGTTTTTCAATTAAACAATACTGTGGGGGGAATTATGGATATTCGAGCAACTACTACTTCTGGTACTGGAATTTGGGACCATGTTGCAGTTACTTACGACTCAAACCAAGTTGGAAAAATTTATTTAAATGGAGTATTAAAGGCTACAGATACGATGTCAGGAACTGCATCCTTTAATACAAATGGGTGTAACAATAGGGAAATATAGTTTAGCTTCTGGATATGAGATGTGATGGAAAGTTAGCCAAGTAGTTTCTTTAGGATTAACACTATCAGTCAGAAGTATCTGATCTATACGCAGAACCAGCAGCAAGTAATAATACGTTAAACTATCCTGCAGGTGCAGGCTGTATCGCAGCTTATCCATTACAAACAAATGCAGTAGATTTAAGTGGTAATTACAGTGGTGCATCTAGTAATGTAACATTTGGTCAGCCAGGTTATTTAACTCAGTAATACTGATGGCGCAATACCAAGCACAGTAGCCGCTAATGTAGAAGCTGGATTTAGTATTGTGAGCTATACCGCTACAGGCTCTACCGCAACTGTAGGACACGGTCTAGCAGCTCCCCCTGATTTAATACTTGCAAAAACAAGCAATCAAGCTTATAATTGGATAGCATATTCATCTGCTTTAGGTTCATCAACACAATTACTCCTTGATCTGGCAATGGCAGCTCAGACAGGTTCATCTATTATGGCTAGCACAGACCCTACGAGTACAGTATTTACAGCAGGTGCAGGAAATAATCTTAATTATGCAAATGGCAATACAATAATAGCTTACTGTTTTAAATCAATAGCAGGTTATAGCAAAGTGGGCTCTTATACTTCAACTTATCCAAGTACAACCTCTGTATACGTTGGCTTTCAACCAAGATTTGTTATGATTAAAAGTTATAATCAAGCAAGAAATTGGGTTATACATGATTCCGCAAGAGGAGCTGATGAACAATTATATGCAAATTTAAATAATGCAGAAGGTAATACGGGAACAGATTTTCAATTTACTTCAACAGGATTTAATGTAAGCGGTGGTGGTAATGATTTAGATGGTGGTCCATCTTATAGTTATATATATTTAGCAATAGCATAAATTAAATAAAATGAGTGAAAAAAAGAAACCCTTTAAAGATACAGGTGTCGGACGGTTTTTAATCGAAAAGGCACCAAGTATTCTAGGAATGGTCGGCGACGCAATATTGCCGGGAAATGTAATATCAGAACTAATTAGTGGTAACTCTCAGCTTTCAGAAAGCGATAAACAAGTTGCACTAGAAAAGTTAAGAATAGAAAGAGCCGAAATTGATGGCACAACCAAAAGATGGGTCGCAGATGCTCGAAGCGGAAACTGGCTTGCGTCCAATGTCCGACCATTGGTTCTTGTATTTTTAACAATATCATATGTTATAGGGTGGTACGCCGGCTATTCACTGGAATCAGTGACTTCATTATTAACTATCGTAATAGGAGGCTATTTTGGATCTCGCGGCGTGGAAAAGGTATTTGGAAATAATAAACATAAACAATGATTGAACAAGATTTAAAAATCTTTGGAATTAACGTAGGAGCAATGATATTTTCAGTAATACCTGAAATAAACACAGTACTACAGACGGTAGTTTTATTGTTATCAATAGGATACACAATATTAATGATAATAAAAAAAGCAAAAGAATAATACAATGAAATATTTTAATGAATCTGAATTTAATAACTTTGACAAAATGGACCCTAAGCTTCTTGAGATGTTAGATAATCTTAGAGAAACATATGGATATCCAATTACATTAACGTCAACATATAGATCACCTCAGCATCCAATAGAGGCGCGTAAGTCTAGTCCAGGTGAGCACACTTATGGTGCCGCTGTAGATATAGCTTGTGTAGGAGGTGAGGCTACTTATAAATTAGTAAAAGCAGCTATTGAAGTAGGTTTTACTAGAATAGGTATAAGTAGAAAAAACAATTTTGTTCATGTAGGTATAGGCTATGACGGTGCTCCACCTATGACAATATGGACATACTAAATTTAATTAAATGGCAAAATTAATACGTAAGATCAGTATAGGTACTGATTACAAAAACGAAGCAATGCATTACTCTGTAGGTCAGGAAGTTTATGGAGGTCATACTATTTCAGATATATTAGAAGAAGATGGTGCTTATAAAATATTTATAACTAAAAACAAAGAGGTATTACCTTGGAAACATTTTAATTCTAATATGGCTGTATCTGTTGAATATAACTTAGATTATTAATGCAAGCACTTTTTGATTATATTATATCTACTGAAAATCGTTACAATAACGTAGTTGATGTTGATGACAAAAAATTAGTTGTTAATACAGAAATTACAGAGAGAGATTACATGTTCGTTAACAGGATAGGTAAAGTTATTAGTGTTCCAGCTGGTATAAAAACAGAAGTAAGTGTTGGAGATGAAATAATAGTTCATCATAATGTTTTTAGAAGATGGTTAAACCAACAACAAGAAGAGCGTAATTCAGCTAGTTATCTTGATGAAGATAAATACACTGTTGCGGCGGATCAAGTTTTTGCTTATAAAAAAGATAAAAAATGGATTGCACTTCCTGGATATTGCTTTGTAGCGCCAATAAAAATACAAGACAAATGGGCTCTTGATACAGATGAAAATTTAAAAGGGGAACTAGTATATACTAATAGCCAATTAAGTTCATTAGGAGCGTCTATAGGAGACGTGGTGGGGTTTACACCTAACTCTGAGTATGAGTTTAATATTGATGGTCAAAAACTTTATAGAATTTTATCAAATCATATAACTATTAATTATGGACCGAAGAAAAAGAATAATACAAGCAGCGGAAAAAGCATTAGTTGAGCTTGAAAAAGTTATTAAACAAAATATTGATTTATCTGAATTAGATCCTGAAAAAGCTAAAACAGCAGCTCAAGCCAAATGGGTTGCAATAGAAGATTCATTAAAGATTATAGAAAAAATTGAAGAGTTATCTGATAAAAAATCTAATACAGAATCTAAAACTTTTTTAGGTGTTGAAAATAGAATCAAATAATGTACAAACAAACGCTTTATAAAATACACAATGCTCATTTATCTGATAAAAAAATTAAACATCTTAATAAACATAAGAAGTTTGAATATGGATATAATGAAGAATTAGACTGTGTTGTAATAAGTAAAGATGGTACAATAGGTGATATATATGAAATACAAGGTCTTAAGGTAGCAATACCTAAAACTCCAAACAAAATAGATGGAGAAGACTTAAAACAAACAGATCAATATTTTAGAATAAAAAATAAACCAGAATCTTTAAATAACATAAAAAGCATATATGATTTTCAATCTTACCCAGAGGATATTAAAGAAAAATACTACCAATATATTGATAGTGAGTTTAATTATCGTAATGATGGGTATTGGTTCATGTGCAACGGTGCCCCGAACTACATTACAGGATCGCACTATGTCTATTTATCCTGGACAAAGATCGACGTGGGAGCACCAGATTTTAGGCAGGCAAACAGGATATTTTACTACTTTTGGGAGGCGTGCAAGGCAGATAAGAGATCTTATGGAATGTGCTACCTTAAGAACAGACGGTCTGGCTTTAGCTTCATGGCATCCTCAGAGACTGTTAACTTGGCAACAACTTCCAAGGACTCTAGATTTGGGGTCTTATCTAAAACTGGAGCAGATGCGAAGAAGATGTTTACAGACAAGATTGTACCCATATCAATCAACTATCCATTTTTTTTCAAACCAATACAGGATGGGATGGAACGACCAAAGACGGAGTTATCCTATAAGATACCGTCAAGAAGACTTACCAGAAACGCCATCAAAGAGACCTATAGTCAAGAGGAATTTGGGAAGGGGCTCGATACAACAATCGATTGGAAGAACACGGGAGACAACTCGTATGATGGAGAGAAATTACAACTCCTCGTCCATGATGAATCCGGTAAATGGGAGAGGCCGGACAATATACTCAACAACTGGAGAGTCACGAAAACGTGCCTCAGGCTCGGTGCCAAAGTAGTAGGTAAATGTATGATGGGATCTACATCTAATGCTTTAAATAAAGGTGGAGATAACTTTAAAAAATTATTTTATAATTCAGATGTCACAAATAGAAACCGCAATGGCCAGACTACAAGTGGACTATATTCTTTGTTCATACCTATGGAGTGGGGATACGAAGGGTTTATTGACAAATACGGATATCCTGTCTTCGATACACCATCAGACCCGATTGAAGGAATTGATGGGGAAAAAATATTTACGGGAGTCATTGATCATTGGGAAAATGAAGTAGAAGGATTAAAAAAAGATAGTGATGCTTTAAATGAATATTACAGACAATTTCCAAGATCTGAAAAGCATGCTTTTAGAGATGAAACAGTTAATTCATTATTTAATTTAACTAAAATATATGAGCAAATAGATTTTAACGAAGAAATGGCTATTAAAGGTTATGTTGTTCGTGGAACTTTTGCTTGGCAAAATGGTATAAAAGATACTAAAGTTATATGGGTTCCTAGTAAAAATGGTAGATTTAAAATATCATGGATACCGCCAGATAACATACAAAATAATATAATCATAAAAAATGGTATTAAATATCCTGGTAATGATGGCTTCGGAGCCTTCGGGTGTGATAGTTATGACATCAGCGGTACTGTTGGGGGTGGTGGGTCTAATGGTGCTCTTCATGGATTAACTACTTTTTCTATGGTAAATGACGTGCCTAATACTAAGTTTTTCTTAGAATACATAGCACGACCACAAACAGCAGAAATATTTTTTGAAGAAGTTTTAATGGCATTAGTTTTTTACGGTATGCCTATACTTGCTGAAAACAATAAACCAAGATTATTATATCATTTAAAAAGAAGAGGTTATAGAGGTTTTTCTATGAACAGACCTGATAAACTTTTAGGTAATTTATCTAAAACTGAAATAGAATTAGGTGGTATACCAAATACATCTGAAGATATAAAACAAGCTCACGCAGCTGCTATTGAATCTTATATAGAAGATTATGTTGGCGTAAAGAAGATAATCATGGTAATATGTATTTTCAAAGAACATTAGAAGACTGGGCTAAATTTGATATTAATCAAAAGAACAAAATTATGATGCATCAATAAGTTCAGGTTTAGCTGTTATGGCTTGCCAAAGGCATTTGTATGCATCTAAAACCAAACGTGAAGTTAAAAAAATTGATTTTGGTTTTTCAAAATATAATAATAACGGAATAAATAGTAAAATACTAAAATAACATGGCAGAAGCTAAAGTATCTACCCAATTTCCCAGCCAGACTGTAAAGGACTCTGTAAAGAAGACTAAAGAATACGGAATGGAAGTGGCAAAAGGAATACAAAGTGAATGGTTCAAGAAAAATTCTGGAACTGGGCGTTTTGTACAGAACCAAAAAGAATTCCATAAATTACGGCTGTATGCTAGGGGTGAACAATCAATCCAAAAATATAAAGATGAATTTTCAGTAAACGGTGATTTGTCTTATTTAAATTTAGATTGGAAACCGGTTCCTATTATTCCAAAGTTTGTGGATATTGTAGTAAACGGTATGCAAGACAGATTGTTTACTATAAAAGCATTTGCTCAAGATCCTACATCTATAAAAGAAAGAACTAAGTTTGTTGAAGGTGTACAAGAGGACATAGCTTCTAAAGCTTACATTGACGAAGTATCTAAAGAACTTAATTTAGATATAAGAAGTATCAAAGACCCTAACGCTCCTAAAACTACAGAAGAGTTAGAGCTTTACATGCAAATAAGCTACAAGCAGTCTATAGAAATAGCACAAGAACAAGCTATAGATAATGTTTTTAAAAGAAATAAATATTTTGAAACTAAGAAAAGATTAGACTACGACCAAACGGTTTTGGGTATTGCTTGTGCAAAACACGGATTTAACAACACAGATGGTGTATCTATAGAATATGTAGATCCAGCTAATCTCGTTTACTCTCACACTGAAGATCCTAATTTTGAAGACGTTTATTATTTTGGTGAAATAAAGCAAATTAAATCAAACGAGCTTAAGAAAAAATTTCCTGGCTTATCTAAAGAAGAGTTTGAAGAAGCTATCTCTAAATCAGGAGATAGTAGTTTATACGATTACAATTCAAATTTAGATAATGGAAAAGATTCAAATACTCTTTCTGTAATGTATTTCAATTGGAAAACGTGGGAAAGTAGTGTTTATAAAATAAAAGAAACTTCAACAGGTGCTAGCAAAGCTATAAAGAAAGACGATAATTTTAATCCACCTAAAGATCAAAGAACTAGATTTGAAAAAGTTGCACAAGCTAGAGAAGTGATATATGAAGGTGTTATGGTATTAGGAAGTGATAAGCTACTAAAATGGGAAAAAGCTTCTAATATGGTTCGTCCAGAGTCAAATATTAACAAGGTAATGATGAATTATGTTGTTAGTGCACCTAGAATGTATAATGGGCGTATAGAAAGTCTGGTAAGTAGAATGGTTACTTACGCGGATTTAATACAGCTTACTCATCTTAAGCTTCAGCAAGTAATACAGAGAATGACACCTTCTGGTGTTTATCTAGATGCTGATGGTTTAGCGGAAATAGATTTAGGCAACGGAACTAATTATAATCCTCAAGAAGCTTTAAATCTTTATTTCCAAACAGGATCTGTTATTGGTAGGTCTATGACTGTTGATGGTGAAATGAATGGAGGTAAAATACCTATTCAAGAACTACCTGGAGGTGGCGGTCAACAATCCCAAATGTTAATAGCAGCGTATAACTATTACTTGAATATGATTCGCGATGTGACTGGATTAAACGAAGCTAGAGACGGTTCGGATCCAGATCCATATGCTCTAGTTGGCGTGCAAAAA